TTAAATGTAGCTGCACCTGCACCTGACATATCCAGTGTTAATGCAGTAATACCTGATCCACCGTCATTACCTTGAAAGATTATATCTTTATCGCTTACAAGTGATTTAATTGTCAGGTTATCACTGTCCATACTAACATGACCAACATTAGTACTTCCATCTTTAAATATAACTTCTTCACCTGCTGCATCAAGTAAGATATCCCCTGCACCATCTAATGTCATATCGCCAGAGGATAATGCTATAGTTGTACCATCAATATTAAAGTTATCTATATCAATACCAGCATCAGCAGTAATCTTACCAGTAACGCCTAGTGTACTGCTCATATCTACAGTACCATTTATATCTATTGCAGTTGCAGTAAGATCTATTTCATCTGTTGCACCTAAAGATAATACAGTAGCACTAGAACCTTGAATAAATTGAGAAGCATCATTAAACTGTATTTTATTTGTACTATTTAATAAGATACCAGTATCTGCTACATGAGTTAATGTAACATCCTGATCATCACCTAAACCAATTACAGCACCATCAGCAAGATAAAGATCACTAAATTCTAAGGAGGTTGTACCTAATGCAGCACCGTCAGAAGCATCTGGAACAAATGCAGTTGTAGCAGTTATCGTAGTTCCCTGGACTGTACTTGATCCAGTAAGCGCACCAGTAACAGCTAATGTACCAGCTATTGTTGCATTTTCGTCAATGTCAAGTGTATCTATATGTGCAGTACCATCTAAATACAAATCTTTAAATTCATTTGATGCACCACCTAAATCTATATCATTATCTGTTATAGGCAGAATAGATCCATCTTGTATTCGTAGTTGTTGTACTGAAGAAGAACTAACTTCTGTATAAAATTCTAAATGATTATTAGAAGTATCTACAAGTACTTTATTATTTTGATCAGCATCTCCTATACGATCTATAGGTGGTCCTTCTGCTGCCGTACCGTCATGCGAGTGACCAGTAGAGTTATTGAAGGCTGCTAATACTTGGTTTAATTCTGCATTAAGCGGTGCTGCTGATATAACCTCACCACTAACTATTTGCGCTGTTGATTGTCTAGTATATCCTGCCATTATCTGTATCCTGCATCCTGATAAGTTATAGAAAACCCACTAATACTGTAGGGTGATTGGGTTCCTGTAGATGTTATAACCAAGGATATTGCCCTACCTGATCCTTGTATGTTTGATTCTAATATAGGACTAGAAGAACCGTCAAAGGTAAAAGTAGAATCATAAGTAGATCCTGTTGTCGTATATCTTGCTAATGCTCCTGCTGTTGTTAATGAGTATGTACTTGGATCTGGAACATTAGGATCATCCCAATCATAAGCTATACCTAAGTTAATTGTAGACGATCCTTCTGGTCTGGTAAATAATGAAATATGCTGATATATTTTGCGTTTTTCGGTAGAATCGAAATATAAAAAAGGCGTTGCGTAAACAGAAACAACATTAGCAGTATTAAATGTACTTCCACTTTCCTGTTTAAATATTTCACCACTTGCGTCACCATGAAGAACATACTCAACATTATCTATTAATCCACTTGTTGCTACAAATGCTCTTATACCTAATAATTCTCCAAACTCCCAACCAATTCTTCTGTCTGCAAATCTAAGACCACCTATTATTCCTGCTGTATCAGCAGCTGAAGTAGTTGTCTTAGGAAAGAAATAACGAAACTGTGATTTATTTCTAATAACAACCGAAGACATATTACTTAAATCGTGAGTACTAGGTAATGCTTGTAGTAATTGTTGTACTGGTTTAGATACCGTTTCAAGCTCTACGTCACCAATTCTAGCAGTACCTTGAATAGGACGAATACCGTCAGATGCTAGAAATAATACGTCACCACCTAGTTCAATAATACTATCTGTCGCAATACATCCAATATTATCTGTTACTTCTGCAACAGCAAAATCTGATGCAGAAGAACCTGTTAATTTTTTTATTTTATCTTTACCAAAAATATATAAAGCATCTCTAAACTTTGCAAGACCTGTTATATTAAAACCAGCATTAATAGTTCCAGAACCACTAGCAGATCTAAATCTATTATCTGTATTTGGTTCACTATAAAGTAATTTATTTGGTCCTAATGATGTTGTTGGAAATCCTGCATAAAACTGGTGATTTTTAAAATCTGTACTAAAAGCAGCCCCTAAAGGACTAGCATCATCTCCTGTAGTATGGCTACTAAAAGTACTTCCAGAATATTTTGCTGGAGTATTAACTCCATCACAAATTATAACTGCTTCAGTACCTGTAAAGGAATTTAGTGTATCCCTTACTTTTGGTATCTCTATAGATGATCTAAAAGAATGTACTCTAGTCCAGCCACTTGTATTGTATTTCCAAATTGTATAATACTGACTATACTTAGCAGTTACTGAACTGCCACCTCCTGTAGCACCACTTGTTGCTGCAGAAGTAAAAGTAACTGTATAAGTATTAGCATCAGCTACAGTTACTATTTTCATTTCTACTGAGTTTGGAGTTATACCTCCTACAGCAGAGCTACCTGAAAATGTAACATAGTTACCTACAGACAATCCATGAGCAGTATGTGTTACTGTTATTGTTGCACTTTCATCAGTAACAACAAAAGGGTTTGCACCCAAAGAATGCGCTTTAGCAGCAGATACATCAAAATACTTAAATGTTACTGAGCTACCTCCACCACCACTAACACTAGAACTGGCATTAGATGTAAAGGCTACAGTATAACTATTTGAGTCAGGAACACTAGCAACAACCATTTCTACATCATTAGGAGTAACACCTCCTACAGCAGACGAACCAGAAAAAATAACTCTGTCGCTTACTGCTAATCCATGACTAGTATGAGCTACGGTTATAGTTGCACTGCCACTACTAGTAGTAAAAGGATTAGCTCCTAAAGATCCAGTATAATCGCCATCATTGCGTCTACAGGCATATGGAGTACCATCGAGTATCCATAATCCCACAACTTCTCCAACACCCGTGACAGTCCCATAAGTAGAGTCATATGAAGTATATCCACTAATTCTTCGGTATCCACCAAATTGAGATATCTCCATATTTAACATACGAAGTGCAGCACCTGGATTAGAACCTGCTAATGCTAAAGCATCTTCATTAGTAAACAATCCTCCTCTAGAAAGTACTGTAACGTCTTTTAATGCATCTGTCATTAGAATGAACCATGTGGTACTGCTATTAATCTCCCCACTCTTGTATCCCTAACATCTGTAAATCTATTAACAAGAAGGGTACGCATACGCTCTACTCCTTCTTCAAATTTCTGTTTTGTAATTGCTGCCTGTTGAGCGTTATCACGAAACATATAGGTATGGTACAATGCTCCATCTATAACAACGTGTTTAAATTGATCAGGAACAGACATTGTATCTGTAGATGCTGAAAGATCAGTTGAAAACGCAAAGTAATTATAATTTACTGTATACGCTTTATCGGGTATTGGTGTAAACCCTGCTTTATTTGAAAGTGTTCTGTAGACATAAACAGGAACAGTGTAATCAGAAGATGTTGCATTACCATCCCTTTCGTAAAATCTACCTAAAAATGTATCGTAGTTTATTAGTCGTAATAGTTTTGCATCTGCGCTTATATCATCATCTTTAGCAATACGAAAACTATCCCAATCTGCTATTTTAAAATCAGAGGCGAGTGTGTACTCAGCCGTACCTGCTGTTAATGTAAGAGAAGAGGCGGTAAAATTAAAAGGAAATTCAAATTCTTTTTGGGATACTTCTTGTAGCGAGGCATTAACTGCGTCTTTAACTTGGGCGCGAAAACCTGAAGCCGTAGCAAAATCAGTAGCAGTTAGTTCTACTTCATTTAAACGTCTTAGCGTATCATTAACTAATGTAATAAAGGTTGTAGCCATATCATATCCAAAATTAAGATAAAGGGGTAGCCCAAACTAATGAACTACCCCAAAACCTATTATGCCAATGCATCCCTTGCGGCAGCAGTGGCTTCTGCTCCAGACTCATTACAATTAATAAGCGTAGCATATACACGCAACCTTCCAGTAGCAGGTGCTGCTCCAGCAATCAAACAATCAATTGTATCTGTAGTAGAAACAAATTGAGTGTAAGTTGAAGCTGCAGAACCTACAACAGTGTTGGTTTGACCGTTTGTACCAGCGGCACAGAAACCAGTTGATGTAATATTAGCACCATCAACAATATCGTCACCTGCTGCAAAGTCCATATCTAAAGTGCAACTTGAAGTGAATGCTTTCATTACTTCTGCACCAGCATTAATTACAAGAGTACCTGCTGGAATTTCAAGAAGTTGAAAGATATCACCGTCTGCACCAGAATATCCTTTTGCAACCAAGTCATCA